TAAATCTTCTCTTGACATTAATGTCCTCTCTTAGCTATGCCGTAACCTCTCATTGCAAGTCCACCAGCTTTTAATTTTAAACCTTTTTTGATTCTAGATTTTTGTGATTTTTTACTTTCACCTTTTAATCTATCCATTTCATCTGCAAACATTACTTTGCCTCCAGCTTTTTCAACTCTTGATCTGTAACCCTCTTTTTTTCTGTCCATTTGCATAGGAGACATTTTTGTTCTTCGTCTTGCAGCCATAAGCTTGCCTAAACCTTTTGGAGCTTTTCTAGCAGGTGGTGATGCTACACCGCCTTTTTGTTTTCCAATTAATTCTTTACCTGCACCTTTTGTCATATCTAATACTTCTCTAATTTTTTTTAGGGTTCTTTTCATTCTGTCTCTACCTCTTTGCTCTGCGGTGTTTTTCTTTGACTCATACTTTCCCACACGTCTATCTTGTTTCTTTGGATTTTCCATGGTTCCTCCTTTTTTGTAACCAGTCATTTGCCTAGCTATGTTTCTCATCTGACCGACCTTACGTGCGGTGCTAGCAGATTCTCTTGGTTTGACTTTACCAGACTGCTGCTTAGATTGCAGAAATAATTTAGCTAAATTCTTCATAATTAAAACAATGGTGCAAAATACTCTCTTTTTGGCTCGATTGCAACTAATCCACCCGATACGTAAGATCTAAGTTTTTTCTTAGATAAAATCTTGGCTGCATTTTCAGGTATCTCTAATGTAAACCCAGTAAATACCTCATTCCTTTTCTTAGGATCTGTTGTTAAATCATCAGCTACAAAACTAGCAGAACCTCTACTATTATATTTTTGCAACATGTAGTCTCTATTCTTTTTGTTTTTAAATGCTGCTGCAATAACACCATCAGGTCCTTCACGTCTAATAACATAAGGCGATGCATCTGATGTATTGTAAATCTTTTGAGTTTTAAGATTTAATTTAATTCCATAGTCTCTCTCAATCTCTTTTGCTATTTGTCTGAGCGTTGCAGGATAGATTGCTTCAGCAGATGTTTTTCTTTTACCAGGAGGAGGTAATGCTGTGGATTCTAAAGCCTGAACTTTTGAACCTTTGTTGTCCCCATAGTAAAGGTAGTGGCCTTTATCTTTTGAGTGGTGAGTGCCTTTACCGACTGGTACAATTGTAATTCCTCTTCTTCCATCTCTTACAGCTTCATCAATTAGTGATCTCAACGCAAGTTTGTAATAACTTCTCATGTAAGGATAATAATCTTCCTTAACTTCATCTTTAATTATTTTACCTATTCTTTGTAGCGCAGCATCATCCATAGCTTCAGATTTTACAAAATATTTTTTTAACAAACTTTGTTCATCTTGAAGTTTTTGTAGAAGCTTTTCTTGAGAAGAACTTAATGGTTGTTTTTTTGATAACTCAATTAAAGGTCTTTGTTCATCAATTAGACTTCTCATTTTATTTCTAATAACACCTTCAAGTAATCCTTTGTCGTAAGGATTGTTCATAGCTTCTCTTTTTATTTTACCACCTGAATCATAGAATGGTTGTAGTGTATCTGATTGTATTTCTTCAACAGAAAATACTGGCTTTCCGTCTTTAGTATATCTTGTTTTATACCTTACGTGTACGATTGGGTTTCCTTCTTTGAAGTGTGACGTAAAAGATGCAACACCTTTACCTTTATTAAGTGGTATCGGCTCATCCAAGTAAATTACTTTTTCTCTGTAATCTGCACCACCTGCTGTACTTGTAGATTGATGCATTGGATAACCTTCTCTTTGAGTAAATTTTTTACCTGATTTGTCAGTGTATGGTTTTATTTTTTGTATATTGCTTACATAAGCTCTCATCATTTGTTGAGTTGCAACATCTAGTTCTGGTATAATGTCTTGTAGTCGTTGTATGGTTCTGTCTGATGCAAAGTTAGTAACATTACCCCCTTCTGCAATTCTGCCTGATTGGTACATTAAATCATCTAATGTATTTCTAACATCTCTTAAAGCTCTTCTATCAGCTGTATTTGTTGTTTTAAAAATTATTTCATCTATGTTACCTTTGATGTTTGCACCAATAATATCTGTTGAAGCATACAGATCAAAGAAGTCAGCGTCTTTTTGAAGTGTGCCATATGTGTTTATAGATAATCTTTGTGAAGGAGCATTTTTTAACATCTTTAGTAAGATTTGTTTATCAACTGTGCCTTTAAGATCTCTTAAATCTTTACTACCTAATGCACCCCCAATTGGTTTAAAGTTTTCATCTAACTTTAATATACCTGCATCAAATATTTCTTCTTTTGGAATTTTACCTGTTCTTATTAAATTAATAATTCTTGATTGTATCTGTTCGGTATTCATACCTTTAAAGTTTTCTTTAGCTAATACATCAAAGGCCCTTGATCCTTGAAACTCACTCACGGACTGTGCAAGACCAGTTCTTGCTGGAGTTCCTATCTCACCGTAATTTAATTTCTCTGTTACTTTTGCAGGTAAATCTTTTTGTACAACAAGTGATTGTCCTCTTTCTCTCTCTTTCTTTAATAATTCTTTTTGAAATTTAATACTTATGTCCTGGTCAATTCTTGCAGCTGTAGAATGTATATCAGCAAAATTTGTGTCGATAAGTTCATTTAATCTATTTGGATTATTTCTAATTGTTCTATTAAACTCTTCTATATTGTTGGAAATCATTGTAGGACTGTTAGAAATTCTATTTTCTGGTAATCCTCTAAGCCACTGTGAATACGCTTGCCTTACTAAAATATTATCTTCTGTTCTTGCAAATGATTGAGCATTGCTCATAAAAGCATTATTACTTATTTGGTCTTCTAAAGGTTTTCTAAATTTAGAAGTGAATCTTCTATATCCTTTACCTATAACATCTCTCATCAAGAAAGCTGCAGTACCACCAATAACACCTCCACCTAACCAATACGGCAAAGTACCAGCAGACATCAAAGGCACACCGATACCATGAACAATAGTTCCTGGCACATCTCTTTCTTTGACGGCTTGATTAAATAATCTTATCTCATCATCTGCATATGCCATTGCTCTTGCTTCACCAATACCTGGTAGCATGTCTTTAGCTATTTCATTTAATAATTTTAATCCGTCATTACCAAAACCTTTAAGAGCTACTATCTCTCTATCAGTCAACTTACGTTGTAAGATCGCGCCTGGCGGTGGCAGGTCGTTGAGTGTTATTTGATCTGCAACTTGCTCAACACCTTGTTTAGGTGGAATGTAACCGTCATCAGGTATTTTTGGTAATTGATCTATCATCTTGTGTAATCTCTTTTTGCTCTGTTTCTAAATAATCTGTTTACATTTTGATTTGCTTTTTTAATCATTTGAATAACTTCTGCTCTTGGGACTCCTTGTTTTCTGAGTATATTACCTTTCTCAACAATTTTGTTTTGCATTTGTATTTTATCAAAACCTCCCCTAGCACCTTTAAGATACAGCTCTGCTTGAGACATAAACATTTTTTTTGTGTAGGGTTTTTTCTTTGGCACTTTAGTCAAAATAATACCTCGGTCTTTCTCTTCTGTTACTAGGTTCATCTTTCTCATCAGAAAACAAACTGACGAAATTACCTTTCCTGTATCTTAACACAGCTTGTGTGGTGCTGTCCACGTAGTCGTCATTCTCTCCGTAAGGAAAAGCTGCGCATTCTTCAATAACTTCTTCAGCCCACCTCTCATCAACAGGATAAAATACTTGTCCAGATTCAAACAATGGTGCACACGCATGAGCTCTTGTAACTTTATCTTTTCCCTTAACAGGAACAAAATCAACAACTGGGACTCCCATTTTTCTCATCTCCTGTATCAGTGGTTCTCCCGTAGCTTTCTTCTCCACGATCACCGTTTCTGGGTCCCAGTATTTATATTGATCGAAAGCAACCATCTTTAATTCTGGAAAATCATATCGACCGCGTAATGCATCTAATAATATCAATGCAGGTTTTTCATCCTCGAATGGTGTAAACACACCCCATGTAGTAATAGCAGAATAGTCAGCAGTTTCTTTTTTAGAAAAAGCAGTATCATAAGATTGTATTACGTGCTTAAGTTCTGGTAATCTAGCTTCTTCCCAAGGCTGCCACCATTCACGTTTAAGTATGGCACCTTCTTCTGCAGTAGGATTTTGCATGTACTGCGCATTCCATTTCGATATTGGTATTGACGCTTTTGTTCCAAGCAGGGACTCCTTAGTCCAATACTCAGGCCAGACAGGTTCATCATTCGGTAAGATAGCTGGAAATTCGATTACCTCCCATTGATCAGCTCCCGGGTTCCGCTGTTCGCGTATCAATTTCCCTGTAAGATCATTCTGTGCCCAACGAGTCATGACAAGCACAATAGCACCTCCAGGCTGCAAACGCTGACGGGGGCCAGACGTATACCATTCAAATGTCCGTTCCAAAGATTCTTTTGATCCAACAGTTTGTTCTGTATGTGGGTCATCAATTATAAGTACATCAGCACCACGTCCCGTGATGGAACCACCAACACCAGCAGCATAATATTCTCCTCCTTGATTAGTCTCCCATCTGCCAGCAGCTTTGGAATCCTGTGATAAAGTTAAGTTCTGAAATACTTTTTTGTATTCCTCAGAGTCAACAAGGTTTCTCACCTTCCGACCGAAACGCTGTGATAATTCTGCATTATGTGAAACTTGCATAATCTTTGCTTTTGGATTCTTACCAATGATCCAAGCTGGTAATAGATACGATGCAAACTCGGACTTAGTATGTCTTGGAGGCATATTAACAATTAATCTTTTAAGTGTGCCATTAGCTATTTGATCAAACTTATCTGCAATTAATTGATGGTGTCCCCACTGGGTACGATGTTTAGCTTTACGATAAATGAAGTCAGGCCAAACCTGAGTTACAAAATATAAAAAATCAGTTCTACCCTTAAGGATTTTTTTGGCATCTAATAATTGTTTTATTTTCTCTAATTTCTCTCGAGGTAGATTCTGCAGATCCATAAGTATTTTTTGCCAAATGTATTTGTATTTCTTGCATCTTAACTCTTTTTATAAGTTACATCAACGTAGAAAAGGGGGGTGGGGGTGGTGATTTGGGCTTATGGATTATTGTGAAATGTAAGCATTCTTTACGCAAAAAAAAAAAACGAAGGCGTGTGTTTCAACGCCTTCGTTCCATTAGCTTGTTACTAATTCTGATTATAATTGTCGAGTGAGATTAAATTGATCGCCAAGTTCTTCAACCAATTCGGTTGCAAACTTACTGACTATCTCATTATCCTTATTAGCTTGTATAAATTCAAAGATTTTTCCATCTAAATAACAAGCTAACATCTGCCAATTTACTCGTTTCTCATTACTTTTTTTAGTAATGTAGTCTTTCAATTTCTCAACAATCTCATTATTAGAATCTGCTGTACTTATCATACTTTGCAATTCTACTATTTGATTATTTGACATAGTTTTATTCTCCTTTCATATAATAATATAGTCATAAGATTTCATAAGTCAAGATAAGATATAAAATAAATCAAAAAATTTTTGATGCATCAGCATCTCCCACAGAAGACTGCTGGGCAGAGAATCCAGATCTTTCTAAAAACCCCACATTTTATTGAGCTTTTTACGAGAAAACGGGATCTTGACCTGTGCCTGGGCATCCAGTCCCTACTATAACACATCAAAAACCCAAGTAAATGCTTGACTTTTCTAACGGGAAGTTCGCGGGCGCCCGCGAGATCCGACTACTATATATTGTGGTATCCGTCCCCGATTGCGATTACAACGGGAACGGGATTTTATTTAATTTATTGATTGATCTGGCGACATGGCTCTAACTTCTCTAAAGAGATTAGAGAACCGACCATGACCTTCTTTTAAGTCTGAGTCTTGTCGTTCTGGTTTGCCTAACTCATTATCGACAATATCAATGTGCGTCATGATTTGAGCAACCTCGCTACAAGTATTAATCATCAAGATTTCTTTCTTATCTGGATGTGCAGAAGGTAAAGGTGTTTCTTCAAGAGGAATGTTATCTTTTCCAGCTTTCACCATCCAAGCTTCAGATATAAAAGAATAGAATGTTGCACTAAAATCATGCAACATACCCCCAATGATACTACATGCCATGTCCTTTGATAAAGTGCCACCAAAGTTACAAGCAATCGTAATAACTTGTCTATCATGTTCTTTTCCATCTTCAAGTAAAACTCCCCCCTTACGACCCATCTCTAATAATTGGCGACCTCGATTGGTAACCAAAGACTTTGAATAAGGTATTAAGAAGAGTGCTGGTATTCCAGTTTTTTCTGTTTTCCTAAAATGATTAAAGCAATGCCTTGCAGTAAAGCAAGAATAACTATGCATATGATCTAGATTATGGAAAACAAATTGCTCATCTGGTTTGCCTTGTGTTGCAATCATTTCCACAGGAAATTCTTGCATGAACTTTTTTTTAAGTTCTTCTAGTTTTTTGTCATTCATATATGACTCCTTTCATCTACTAATATAATCTCCCATCAGGATAAGTCAATGAAAAAAATAAAATAAAAGACAGGTAATTGTGTACAAAAAAATCCCGCGGGCCCGGGAGCTGCAGAGGCAGCCTAATAAACCAAATAATAAAAATGCTTGTAACATAGAACGGGATAACGGGACCTTTCAATTTTAAACGGCAGCCCACTAAGAAACAGGAGCCACACATGAGAATGTATGATTTACCTAATGAGCTACCAAGTATACATATAGTACCTCCCTTACCTTAAGTCAAGAACTTTTTACAGCAGGACCTGCTGCCTGGATCACCGGCCCAGCTCCTGTATTTATATACACAGGAACAACAACTTATTGTGTGACAAACGGGAACGGGAACTAGAAATGGTAGTAATGGTACAGAAAAGGTTAGCTCCACAGAAGTGCCGGCGCCCGCGAATCCAGCTTCAGAGAAATATATAAAAACCACAATATCTTGCGTATCAACGGGAACGGGATTACGGGATATGGTGATTACGGATCCCCAGCGGAGCTGCCGGGCCCGCGAAGGATGGCCAGTAGTTCATTCCAATTGTATGGAGGATGGAGTTCTACAACGGGAAACGGGATTCCAGAACCGCGGACAACGGTACGACAATCAAAAACCTTTAAGACCGAACCCTTGAGGGGTCGGGCCAACACAAAAACATTTCCACCCACTCGAAGTCTCTCGTAAATCCAAGCCTTTTGAAACTTAGATAGCCGTAAGCTGTTTCCTTTTATTACCTTAAGTTCAAGCCAAAAATCTTTACCATCAACACATCCATTTACATCAGGTGTACCTACACCAACTCTATTTTCTATTCTTGTTAAGTGTACGTTTTTTAGGCCCTTTTTTACGTCTTGCCATAACTTTGCCTCGGGTCCCTTTGCCATTTAAATCTCCGTTTATAAGTAATTCTAGATAAGGTAAGAACCACTTATTATCTTTGATAACTTGCACGAATGCATTTGTCAAAACATTTACTGTAAGCTCTTCTTTTTTTTCATTATCTAATGGACCACCCTCACCTGACATGCCAGAAAAATCTAAAGCTGCATGCATAATTTCATGAAACAAAGTGTTGCCTTTTTCGACTGGCTGTAAATCTTTTTTTATATTAATTGTTTTAGTTGCAGAGTCATACTCGCCCATCATGGACTTATCTTTAAAATTGATGAATTTAATATCAACACTATCATAACCAATTTTAATTTTTTTCTGTCTCAACTTTAACTTCTCCAATATGCGTACTGATGTACGAATTATTATTTATAAAATTAAGCACAGCAAGAAAGTCGCTAAACTTATTCGTCTTTTGTGCCTTCGCTTTCAACGACTTCAGCTTCAGCTGATATTTCGATAACTTTTGTTTCACCAAGCTCATCACCAAGTTCCTTTATTGATTTAATTAAATCTTCTTTATTCATTGCTGATAAATTTTGTGTTTTGATTTCTTTTCTATCAATATAAAAACCTGCTGCCTGGCCAAGTCTAAACTCAGAATTAATAGCTGCTGCCATTTGACCTTTATCTTCTGCCTTTTTAGATAAACTATCTAATCTTTTAAGATGCCTTAAAAAATCTTTAAAATGAGCAACACCTTTTTCTCTCATCTCTTCAATGAAAGAAACTACATGAGGATATTTTTCTGGGTTTGTTAATAATGATCCCCACTTCTCACATGTAGGCTCAGAGTAACCAGCTTTTTTAGCTGCTTCTTTTTTTGTTATGTTAGGGTAGTTTGCAACATATACTTCAGCAAAAGTTCTTTGCTTTGGTGTTAAATGCAAATGCGTTTTTTTATTATTCGGTATAGTTAAACCAGCTCTACTCACTTTATGACTCCTATATAGATTATCTAGACTAAATATATATCAAAATCAAGTTAAGGTCACCAGCCCTTTAGTAGTATGAAATTCTGTGTACTTTCTGTGTAGTACCATGAAAGAATTGTTGT